ATAGATTACGCACATATTCAGCATCGCTTGGATCTTGATCAAGCATGTCATCTTGTATGTCAAACCATTTTCCACGACCAAAAGTAGCTTCTTCTAGTTCAGCAACAGAAGATTCTACAGCTTGTTGTAGTGCAGGAGATATTAATCTAGATCTTTCATTTGCTCTAGTCTTATCTTCAGCAGACCAAATACCTCGCCATAATCTGTAGTATTCATCCCACATAGGAATGTAGTTAATATTCCTATGAGTTCTCCAACTGTCAAGTCTATGTGAAAGCCATCCTGCTAATGCTTGATATTTATTTTCTGAATTCATAAATAAGCTATATTATAGTAATCGGACTAAATAGTGCCGATTATATCACATTTTTACCTCTTAATGTAACTTTCTTTCTTCTGGCTCAACAACTATATCACCATCTATAAGCAATTTACATATTGTTAAATCAACAGTATCATCCCATCCTACTTCAGCTAATATATCGTCTGTTTCATGTTCTAGTAAATTAGTTATTATTTGACATGCTACAACATAGCGTTCTATTATATTGCTTTTATCGTTACTGTACGCTAAAAGTTCATCCATTTCTTCTCTTGTTAAATTGTTAATATCCAGCGACATTATCTATCGGCCTCCATTCATCATCTAATTCTATTGAGTGGGCGAAATCTGCAACTGATACTTGATCAATATAGGCAAGAGCATCAAGCATGTCATCATGTGCAAGTCTATTAGGAAAATCTAATAGTTGATTTGTAAATTCTCGCCATTCTTTTTTTTCGTTAAAAGTAATTTGTCCATGCTCCATTCTGCCTTGTAACGCCCAAGTTATTCTATCGTTTTTCTTTTTACCGCCATGTCTGAGTTCTATTATAGAAACCCATCTACCTTCTGTACGCATTTCATCTTCAAAGTAAGGTAATATAGCGTTTCTGAGTGATCCTGTTTCTATACCTACAGTAGATGATTCTACCTTCATCGCAGATGAAAGAATTTTTTTTGCAGTTTCTTTAATGTTCCAACGACCATGTAGTATATCTTTTACCCACCATTTATCACGATCTATTTTTACAATTGCAATAGCTGTTTCGTCTAATCTAGATCGTTTTAAATTGCGTTCTTGTTCTACAGACTCGTACCCAGCAGGATCAACAGCAATAACATAGTTACCATCTTCTGGTTCTTCATCAACTTGAAACCATTCTTCTTTAAATATACCACCAGAAGTTGTTTCAAATGATGCTTCAAACTCTTGCCTGAACGACATAGAGGACATTGTTTTCTTAGAGGCTTCTATTTCTTCTTGCGGTAAAAATGGATTGTCTGTAGAAGTAAATTGAAAGGCATCCCAATCTTCATCTTCCAAAGCATCTTTATACAAATCAAAAAAGTGATTTTTTCCTGCGGGCGTACCAATAAATAAAGCACCACCACGAACATCAGCAAGAGTAGGTCGAATAATCTGCTCCCACACTTGAGGTTTCATAGAAGCATACTCATCAAGAACGACATATGCCAATCCTACGCCACGAAGTGTTTCTGGTCTATCAGATCCTTTAAGGTATATTTTACGACCATTGATCAAAGTAAGAACAGCCGTGTTTTCGTATGCTTGCACTATTAAATCTCTACCTAGTTCTTTAAGCATTGCCCACATAATGTCTTTAGCTTGCTGAAAAGTAGGTGCTATATAGAACACATCCTTAGAATCGGACTGTATTGCTTTAATGAGAAGAATCCAAGCAGATAGGTAGGACTTGCCAAAACGCCTACCAGCAGCAACTATCTTAAATCGTTTATCAGAATGAAATATTTCAAGTTGTGCAGGGTGTAAATCAATGTTAAGTTCAGCCATCGAATTTATCGGCCATAGGTGTAGAATCTATTTTAACAACAACCTCGTCATCAGATTTTTCTACAGGCTCTATTAGTTCAGCCTCATCATATTCACTAGCTTTTTGTTCTATAGAGTCAATAGAGGCTACATTAATAATAACCTGAGCATCACTTTTAGTTCTGTTAGAGTCAACAGCTTTTTGTACAGGCAATATACGATCCATACACATCTTTAAACAATGCACATCTCCATCCATAGCTTTATCAATTACTTTTTGTACAATCTCACCACTTTTCTCAGACATTAACTCTCGTGCTAACGCAGTATATTTGTTTACAGAGCCTTTAGGTCTGCCTGCTGGGTTTAAAGAAGTCATACCCTTTACAAGTGCTGGATTACCTTTTGGTTTTTGCATATGGATAGTATAGCACATATAAAGTCCAAAATGGTTTTTTTTTGAAATTCTGTTTTTTGTGGGTGGGATAGTAAAAATCTAGAACAAGGATGGTGATGAGCCTCCCCACGGGGGGTATTTAACATAATATAAATTATGCGAAACTGTACAGAAACATTAAACAGCCTGTAACTCGCACCACTAAAGGGATTTACACATAAATAGAGCTGCACTAATGATCAGATCATATTTTTAAGTTTGATCAGAGAAGCGAAAATATAGATCGGGAGCCTCAAGGGGGCAAAATGGAGAATAAAAGAGAGGGATATATATATTTTCTATGATCTTATTGATCTGGATCTGCTGATCCTGATCTCCCAGATCTGAGGATCTGATCTTTACTTTCTCTCTAGTATTTATCTATATTGATCTCTATCTATAGATCCTTAATAATAATTAGTATTTAGGGCGATTTCAGGCCTTGATCAGTTGATCCAGTTACTTGATCGGATCAGATCTTTATGTTTCTTCTTTTGTTGATCTGGAGATCTTAGGATCTATCTTTAACTTTCTTCTGTTTTTTTAAGATCTACAGCTTGGAGATCTTTAACTTTCTTCTGTTTAGGATCAGACAATAAAAAGGGGGCATTGAAGCCCCCAGATATTACCTCCTTTGATCTTTAGATCAGATCAGGGATCATGAGATACCCTATTAATAAAAACGCCCATAATGAAAGAGCAATGAAACCTCCCATAATGCCCATGAAGAAACTAGATAAACGCTTTTTCATTGTGTTTGATCCTCCTCAATAGTATTTAGTAAATTGTGTTGGTATAGGATCGTAGCGAGTGTTTCGCTGTTCAGCTTGTCCAGAGTGAAGCCAAACTCATGAGCCAACGCCAGAGAATCCACCAGAGAGGCATCATTTTCCGCAAGGTATTCCATTGCCCTGCTGTAGTAAATAATATCCTGCTCTTGGCAAAATTCAACGGCTTGATCTTGTGTTTCAAACTTATGGATCTCTCCAGTATATTGATCATCAACTATAAACATTATAAAACCCTCCTTTTTACGCTTGGGATAAAGCAGTCGATCTCAGCTTCAGGGATTAGGCCTTGATCTGTGATCCTGATCTTTCCTTGCTTGTATCTGAATGCATAAAAAACATTATCAAGTATCTGAGCATCTCCCCTTTTAGTGCTGATGTATTGATCTCCATACCTTTGGTAGATCCTTAGATCATCATTTTCATAAAAGAATTTAAGCAAGCCGTTGATCCTTTCTCTAGTGGTTGCAGTAGGCCATCCAGCAAGAGAGATTGAAAGGCCATTTTCACGCTTGAATGCGATCAGGTTGTCATGTAGGAATACTTTTACACCATCTGTATAGGTATTCGATCTAGTGCAAGGTTTCCCAGATTGCAAAGCCTCACAGATATCTTTAGTTATTTTTCTCATATTATTCTCCATCTTTTTTTATTATGAATCTCAGATCTGAGATCTGATTCTGAAGCTGTCTGATCTCATCTTCAAGCATTGAGATCTTTTTAAGTTTTCTCTGGTGATCTGCAAAATCTTTGTTGATCCTCAGATCATTATCATCACGATCTTTAAAATGCTCCAGATCGAGATCAATACCAATTCCCCATCTGCTGACATATCCACCATTAGAAACTACCAGATCCCACTTTTCTTGATCTGTCATATTATTAAAGTTTTTATCAATTTTCATATTTTTTTCCTTGTTAGTGATCCAATCGATCACAAAAATATAATACCAGTTTTTTTGATCTGTGATCTGGAAGTCAAAATTTTAACTTCCAAAAAAAACCCCCAGAGTTTGGGGGTTCTTGTTTGATCTTCTAATTGATTACACGCTATCAGGATCTATTCTTTCTTTTAGTGCTTGGATCAGATCCTTGTAATTTCGCATTAGTTTATCTTCTCTACTAATGGCAATATCTAAAGCGATTTGATACTGATAATTTAAGTGTGCCTCAACTAGATCTACAAATGTTTCAGGATCAGTCGAGTATCTAAGATCACCAGAATCCCAAAGATCAAATAACATATGAAACATTTTTCCCTCGATGTCATCTTCTAAATACATAGCCATATTAACCTCCTTAATAATGTTCATCACCAAATGGAGTATAACCCTCACTTGATGTATTGTATTCAGAGAGATCTCGCAAGATCTCCCCAAAGTCGTTAAAGTAATTTTTGCCATCATAATAGGCAATAGTGCCTACATAGTCGACACGCTCACAATGTTGATGCAGATATTCAGTATTAACTATCATTGAACGCCCTCCACATCATGATGTGCTACTGTTCCAATATATTTATTTTCTTCAACAGTATCAAGAACATTAAACCACCATCCCTCATCATGGTGAAAGCTGTTCATAGCTTCAGCATACTCAGGGAATCC